ACGCCGGGCCGTCGGTCGGTCGGTCGGTCGCTTCGGGCCTGCACAGCCGGCGTAGCCGTGCAAGAGCCGCGTTCACAGGTACGCCCTGCCCCTCACCCGGTCGCGGCTTTCGCCTCTCGGTGGCGCTTGGGAGGGTTCCCGCTGTAGCGCCTACGCCAATGCGTGCCAGCCGGGGAACTGGATCAGGAGGGTGACAAGTCCGTAGAAGCTGTACCCTGAGCCGGCTCGACGTGCAACACGCATTGCAGCAAACAGGGTGAGCGGATAAAATCACGTCCAAGACGCGATCATCCGTTCACCTCGGTTTCCAATGATTCGCAGTCCAGAAGGCCGCCACCCTGCCAGGGGTCGCGGCTTTCGCATTTGTGGATCTGCGAAACGCAGCGCCATCATATCCACATGTCCCACAATAGGCCATCTTTTTGAGGGAGACACCCATGTTCGAGATTGGCGGCATCTACGACTTCACCATGATCGAGGGCTACGACGATCAAGGGAAACCGCACAACGATCTCCCCCGCGCCGCAGCTTCTGGAGGCGCTGCAAACCACTGCCGCGAACTTGCGCAGCTGGAAGGCTGCCAACGGCGGCGGCATCAAGACTTTCGACAGCTGGCTGGAGGTGGTGGAGGAAGCCATCGCCAAGGCAGAAGGCGGTGCAGCATGAGCGGCAAAACCAAGGCCGTCGCAGCCGCGCTCACACTCGCGCTACTAGCCGGCTGCGCTACTGCCCCAGGTGGCGCGAACTATCGCCCCATGGTCGACACCGGCCAGCGCATCGGCGTGTACGAGCAAGACCTGGCCGAGTGTCAGCAATACGCCCAGCGCGCGGCAGGAGCTGGCGACGGCGCTGTCGCGGGTGCAGTAGGTGGCGCCATCGTCATGGGCGTCCTGAGCGCCATCCTGGGCGGCGGCGGACATGGCCGATGGGCGGCTGCAGGAGCTGTCGCTGGTGGGCTGCAAGGAGCTGGCGCAGGCGAGGCGAATCAGCGCGCCGTGGTTGTTCGCTGCATGTCTGGCCGTGGTTACAGCACGCTCGATTAAGGAGATGGAGATGAACGACATGCATCCCGTATTCGCCGCCGCGCTCGCGCCATTCGCGCCGCCCGACGCCTTCACCGAAGCGCAGCTACTGGAAGCCGACCGCTACCTGGCCGGAGACCCTCGGGGTTGATCAGGTGAGTATCTGAGCTGCTACTGCACCCGCTTGCACAGCAGCTCGATCTCCCGGCCGGCGCTGGCGATGTTGGCCACCGATTCAATGCTGTATGTGTCGGTGCCGTGCTGCACCCGCATGGCGCTGGTGATACCTGGCCGATAGTGGATGATCACGCGCACGTCGGTGATGCTGGCCACGGCGTCAGCGGCGACGATCTCCCGGCCCCTGAGCGGGTACACGGCCGCCCAGGCGCTCAGGTAAGGCAGCCAATCCTCAAAGGGCTGGCCAGCCTCATCCTGCCCCTCGACGCGCTGCTCGACGGTGATGCGCTGGTTGAGCATCCCGGCTCTCATAGCGCCAGCTTCCGGTAGGGCGCCAGCAGGCGGGTGAACAGAACAGACTCTGAAACCGGCTTGTCGGTCACAGACTCCCGGTTTTCGTACAGCGCGCCGATCAGCATCAACATCGCGGCCGCGACGGGCGGCGCCTCGGGCAGCGTGTCCAAGTTGAGGTAATCCATCACCGACACCTCGGCCGCCTCCATCATTTGCTGAATGGCGGCATCTTCCTCCGAGTGGTCAACACGGAGATGGAGCTTTGCTTCGGCCAGGTTGATCATTTGAATACTTCCTCAACTGAGTAAATGGGTGCCCCTGCCAGCTTCACACTGGCAAGGGGCGGGTGCCGGTCGCGCGTGGGAGAAAGGACGATGTGTCCGCAGACACAAAGGCCACGCCACCGGCTGACGGGGTTTTGCTTTGTGCGGCACTCGCCGTCTAATCCACATCCGGGGCATTGCCTTGCGGCCCCTCCCGGCAAGGGAATGGGTGGCCGGGCAGCAGACGCGCTCCCGGCCTGGTGCGACCCGGTGCCAGACGCGGCGGAGTCACACGAAAACAAACTCACCGCGCGCAAAAGGCGCCTCCGTCTCTTGGCTGGCGATCACCCGGCCCAGCGCCATGATGCTGGCCACGATGCCGTCGATTCGCTCCGTACTCTTTGCCTTGCTGGGTTTCATGTTGCCGGCCGCATCGATCTCGACCGTGACGTTTGAAGCCATCCAGCGAAGTACAGCGTTGCCGCCGTGGTTGAGCGTCTTGCCGATCACCCGCTTCTCGAACTCTTGGCACGGCGCCGCCATCGATGCGAAGCCCTGGCCGAACGGGTACACGGTGAAGCCGTCGCCGGCGAGCTGGGTCGAGAGCTGGGTCGCGTTCCAGCGATCAATGGCGATCTCCCGAATCTCGTACTTTTCGGCCAGCTCGTTGATCCTGGTGCGGATCACGTCGTAATCGATTACCGGCCCCGTGGTGGCCTCAACGAGTCCCTTGGCTACCCAGGTATCAACCGGCACGCGATCTCGCCTCACGCGGCGCTCTATGCCGTCGCCCGGTATCCAGAAGAATGGCAACAGGTGAACCAACGGGCCGATGGGGAATGCCAACACCAGCGCCGACAGGTCGGTGGTTGAACTCAGGTCGAGCGCGGCATAGCAGGGCAGGCCGGCCAGGTCGGGCAATTCCTGCTCGCACTCTGCCCAGGCGTCAAGGCTCAACCAGCGTTGATCCTGCTCCGTCCATTGGTTCAAGAGCAGCCGACGGAAGGTGTTTTCGTAGGACGGCAGGGCGATGGCCTTTGCGCACTCCGACTCGAAGTAATCGACCTTCACCGACACGCCCAGGCCGGGGTGGGCCTTGTGCCAGGTGTCGGGCGACTTCCAATCGTCCTCGGGGTCGGCGGCAAATATCACCGGCAGGAAAGCGTCGTCCGTCACGATGCCGTCGCGCACCTTGAGGGCGTAGTCCCACAGCTCCCAGCAAATCGAATTGCGGTCATAGCCGGCCGTGGTGGTGACTACGGTCAGCGGCTGACGGCGGGCGCCGGTCGAGGTGGTCAGCACGTCCCACAGCTCGCGGTCGGGCCAGGCGTGCAATTCGTCGGCGCCGATGTAGGAGCAGCTCAGGCCGTGCTTGCTGTACGCCTCGGAGCTGATGACCTTGTAGCTAGATCCGGTGTCGGGCACCACCACGGCGCGCTTGTAGAGCTTGCTGCGGCTCTGTAGCTCAGGCTCGGCATCGATCATGCCTTTGGCGGCCTCGAAACAGAGCGCAGCCTGCTCCCGGTCGGCGGCGGCGTTGATCACTTGCGCGCCAGGCTCGCCATCGGCATAGAGCGCATACAGGGCCAGGCCAGCGGCCAGGGTTGTCTTGCCCGCCTTGCGAGGTACGGCAATGAACACGGTGCGATAGCGCCTGGTGCCATCGGCACGCTTCCAGCCGAACACCTGGCGCACGATCTCGGCTTGCCAGTCGCTCAGGATGAACGGCTGTCCCCTCCATTCCCCGGTGACGTGCGTCAGGCACTCCGAGAAAAAGGCGACAGCGCGCTCGGCGGCTTCACCGTCGTAGTGAAAAACTGAGTTGAACTCAGCCAAAGAATCGGGCTTTTTCCGGCTTGGCATCTTTGCCTCGACCTGGTGCGACGATCCCGGCCTGCGAGCTGGGGGTGAAACCAAATTCCCGCGCCATCATCCGAATCTGCGCCAGCGCCTTGAGGTCGGGCGCTTCACCAGCTCGTTGACCGGCGATGAACGCGCCCAGCGTGGCGCAGTAGGTGGCCAGCACGTCCCGGCAGGCGGTGGTCAGCATCCCGTTCACGTCGAGGGCCGGTGCCAGCTTGTTCCATGTGGCCAGGGCGTCAGCGGTCAACCAGTCGGGCGCGGCGGTGTCTGAGCGGTCGAATTGCGGCTCATGGGTCGGCAACGGGCGCTTGCTGGCATTGCCAGACAGCACCCGCAGGGCTGTAGGAGTGCGGGGATTGGCCATATCGCTCAACTGCGGCGGTGCGCGTAGAGGGAACCGGTCGGTTTGTCGCCCAAACTCTCCCGCGATTTCTGCCAATCGTGGTCGGGGTCGAGCGGGTAGCCGTCGGCGTCACATCCCATCGCCACCTTGTGCCCCATGTCGCGCTGGGTCTTGCGGCTATGGCACTCTCTCGCCATCCCGGCCAGGTTGTCCAGGTCGTTGTCGGTCGGGTCGTTGTTGATGTGGTCAACGTCGGTCGAGGGCCGGCCACAGCCACACACGCACAGCGGATCGCGGAACAGAATCACCTCGCGCAGACGGCGCCACGCTGCGCCATCAAGGGCGAGCGTGCGGCCAGTTTCGAGCTGGCGCTGCTTGAGGGTCTTGCCGCTGTACCTCATTGCTTTGACGGGTAGGGCAGCGGTGCCGGGGTGGAGTCAGACTCCGCTGGCTTGGCGTCGTCGATACCGTCGATAACTTTCAAATTTTCCAGCTTGCGGGCCTCCGAGCGCATGAGCCAGCCGTCTGAGATGCCGGAGCTGTAGAACGCGGCTCGGTTGGCACTGTCGCCTCTCAGCAAACCTTCCACCTGATGCTCGGCAAAGTAGATTCGCCTTCCCGCCTCGGTCAACAGCTTGGACGCAATGCCTTGTTCCCACATCAGCAGATGGCGACGCAGGGTCAGCGTCACGAACTGGCGGGCCAGCTCGACAGAGTTGCTGTAGTTCCCATGCCGCAGGTCGCCAACCAGCGTCGGCGGCACGCGGAACAGTCTGCAAACTTCCTCAACGCTGAATTGCCTGCTCGCTAGGTACTGAGCATCGTCGGCCGTCATGCTGATGGGCTGGTAGGTCATGCCGCCTTCCAAGATCGGCACGCCGCCCGCGTTCTTGCTGCCGGCGTACTGGGTTTTCCAACTGCTCTTGAGGGTGTCGCGCTGGGTGTCTTTCAGCGCGCCCGGCATGGTCAGCACACCAGAGAGTCGAGTCCCGCCCTCGAACATGGCGGTTCCGTGTTCACGCTCGGCAAGAGCCAGTTGCACCACTTCACGCGCAGCGGCGATAGGGCTGACGCCCATCACGCCATCGTCGCCGATGCGGTGCCGCAGGTGCAGTACCTCGGCAGACAGCAGGCGGCGCAGCGTGCCGTCCTTGTCGGTGTATTCGTAGGCCAGCTCGCCCGATGGCAGGCGGCGCACTTGGGTATCGACGGGCAGCGGCCACAGCTCGCGCACCTGGCCGTCCCAGCCGGTGACGATGCGGGCGTAGGCGTTGCCGCGCAGCAGCACCTGCGCCTGCATCAGCTCGCGCAGCTCCAGGGCCGTCATGTGCGGGTTGGCTTGGTCGTGCAGGACGCGGTACAGCGGGTGGTCGCTGGCGCGCTCGCGGTCATCGCCCTTGCGCCGGAACAGGATCAGGGGCAGGCTTGCCACCGTCTCAGCGATGGCGCTGACGCAGCCATAAACGGCACTAACCGATTGCGCGGTGGCTGGCGTCACGCTGCCGGTGCGCAGGGCGTGGAAGTGCGCCCAGGCGTCGTTCGGGTTCGCGTCGCGGCGCTCCAGGCCCAGCACGCGGGCGGCACGTTCGATCAGTCGCATGTGTCCAGCCAAAGTAGTTCGCGGCCATTGAAGATGCCCACCTGCGGCGGGCGATTGCGCACGCTCACGGTGGTTTGCTCATAGGCTGGCCATGCCTGCACCACGCTGACTTCGTGCAGCTCTACGGCGCGCAGCTCGCGCGTGTCGCCGCGCCAGACTTCATCAGTAACGACGAAACCAAAGCTCATGCCGCCCAGGTCGCCACGCTGCGCCAGTGCGGCCACATCACGGCCCGCTTGCGTGTCGGGCAGCGCCAGCGTGAAGGCCAGCCCGTGCCCGTCTTCATGCAGCGTCAGCGTGCCGGTCTTGGTGCGGCCCAGCACGGCACGTTGATCGTGGTCAGCCAACGCCAGCACGTCGCGGCCACCGGCCAGCGTTTCCTTGAATGCACCGGGGGCGATGCGTTCGGTGAAACCGCCGATCTTTGTATCGACGCCATAGACTGCGGCGTAGCCGGACAGCACGCGCCCGCTGGCGGTGATGCCAGCGGTGGCGCGACGTTCGATCACTGGCGCGTCCATGGCTTACAGGCCCAGGTCGTCCACGATGACGAAGGCTTCGGCGTAGCGCACTGCCGCATCCATGCTGTGCATGATTCGCAGCTGTACGTCGCCTTTTTCGTAGTAGCCAGCGGCGAAGGGGTTTGCCAGGACTTCGGTCGTTCCGAACTCAGCAATCACGATCTGGCTGAAGTCCCCGACGATCACGCGGCCCTTGGCAGGGCTACCGGCTTTGGCGTCAAGCTGGTTGCTGACGTGCGTAGCGGTGTCGTTGATGCGCCCGCCTTGCAGGATGTAGTCGGCCCCTGCGCTGGCGCTCTTGAGCGTGCTGCCCAGCTTGGTCGCCGCCTTGGCATGCGTCAGGATCGCGTTGGGCGTCACGTTCGCCAGTGCCAACTTCTCGAACACTGCCAGGACAGCGGCCCAATCCAGCGTTGCCAGCGATGCGCTTTGAACGCCCACGGTGTTCAGGATGCCCACTGGTTGCTTGGCGGCTGCTGTGCCGTGAATCAGAGCCTTGTCTACTGCCAGGCCCACCACGGCGGCGATGTCGTCGCGCAAGAGCTGTTCCACACTCGGCAGGCTCTGCATCGCCAGTTGACGTGAGAAGGCGGTCAGCGCGCCGACGTGCTTCGGTTCCAGGCGGATGCTGGTGTAGGCCGGATTGCTCTCGGTCAGGGCGTCACCCTCGTTCAACCAGAAGGCGGTGCTGGCGCTGGTGGCCTTGGGGATCACCACGTCACCAGAGCAGCCGGTCAAAACTCGGGCACCCAGGCTTTTGACGATCACGCTGTTGCGCAGCAGGCCGACAAATTGATCCGGGCGGTAGTTGTCCGGGGTGATGGCCGCATTGGTGGCGGTGGTCATGGTGGCGCGCGTTTCAAAGATGCTCGAAGGCACCAGCACACCGCCGTGCTTTGCGGTCACGCCCTGGCGTTTGGCTTCGGACTGAAATTCAGCCAACGCGCCGGTCACGCTGCGCTGCTCGATCTGAGCGCGTACCGCGTCCAACACGTTGACTTGGCCCTCCATGTCGCGGCGGGCCTTGTCCACCGGGGCACCCAGGCTGCGGCGCTCGGCATCGGCCAGGAAAGCGGCGCGCTGTTCGTCAGCTTCCAGGTTGGTGATTTCGCCCTTCAATGCGTCAAAGCGGGCGGTTTCGTCGGTGGTGAGCGAGCGCTTTTCTTGCTCGGCTTTTTGGATCATGG